ACCAAGGAACTCAATGAAGAACTCAAACCACTCGGTCTTCCCCCTATCAATGTTGGCATTGGTATTAACACTGGTGAGTGCATCGTTGGAAACATGGGGTCAGAACTTAGATTTGACTATTCCGTCATTGGAGATGCCGTCAACCTTGGTGCTAGACTCGAAGGACAAACACGAAATTATGATGGGGTGGACGTGTTGCTGGGCGAAGAAACATATAGACAGTGTCCATCTAGAGCATTCACTAAAGTCGATAGAATCCTTGTCAAAGGTAAATCTGAAAAAGTTACCATTTATACCCCCACCAACTGAACCACCAACTAATCTCGATTGGGTCTTATTTGTAGGACTGCAAGCAGCAGATATCTATACCACATACCGTGGACTAAAATATGATTGTGTAAAGGAGGCGAACCCAATATTCGGAGAACGTCCCGATTTAAACGATTTGTTTGAGAAAAAGTTTATCATACTTGCACCAGCATTATTATATGACTATGATACTCAACAACTTACAAGTAAGTCAATGATGGGTTTAAATACTTTTATGACAATAATAATAGTGAATAATCTCCACGTCCTCGATAGAGCTAAAACCTCTTGTAAAAAAAGATAAAAACCCCTTGAAATTTTAGAAAAAACCCATATAATAGTAGTATGGTGTTATAAATACCATTGTAAGAGAACTTAAAAAGAGCTCGGATTTGGAACTTGGATTGGGCAACGCCGACATCAAGTGACCCCATTTCTTCAAAAGAGCTCGGTTCTCGAACATTAATGCAATGCTCATTAGAGGTTGCACATTATAAACTTGCTTAATAAAGGAGAAAAGCTATGACACATTTCAATGATGTCTTCGGGAAATTTTCAACAGAATTCCCATTCGCAATCGGGTTCGACAGAACTCTTCAACTATTAGAACGTGCAGATGTACAATCTAATTCTAACTATCCACCTTACAATATTGTAAAACACGATGCAGAGAACTTCTCTATCGAACTTGCAGTAGCTGGATTTACCAAGAAAGATATTACTATCTCAAAAGAGAAAGAAGTTCTTTCAATCGAAGGTAAACAAAAGGAAGGAGACGAACTTGAGTATGTCCATAAAGGACTCGCATCACGTTCATTCAAAAGAACATTCACACTTGCAGACGACATTGTCGTTAAAGGTGCAGACATGAAGAATGGTATTTTGAGTGTTAGTTTAGAGAGAATTGTGCCTGAGGAAGACAAACCTCAAGAAATCAAAATTTCTTAAAAACCCTCTTTACGATACGCCCTTTATATTGTATACTGGGTGTATCTTCTATATTATGTAGAAGCGATATAAAGGAGAAAACTATGTTAAATGTAGGTGATAAAATCCCTCAAGTGAATCTTCCGATTCAAGTCGATGGTGAATTCAGAACTTTGGATACACTTAAACAACTAGAGGGCAAAAGAGTAATTCTTTTTGCATTGCCAGGCGCATTTACTCCAACATGTTCCAACCAACAACTGCCAGGATTTGATTCCATGTTTGAACAGTTTGATGAGAAGGGCATTGAAGAGATTTATTGTTTGTCTGTTAACGATACTTTTGTTATGAACAGTTGGTTCGAAGCACAAGACGTACAGAGAGTTTATCCACTGCCTGATGGTAATGGTGAATTCACACAAGCAATGGGTGCCTCAGTGGAAAAAGGTAACGTAGGATTCGGTATCAGAAGTTGGAGATATGCCATGGTTATAAACGATGGTGTTATTGAACAGATGTTTACTGAAGAAGGTCAAGATGATAACATCAACAGTGACCCTTACGAAATATCAACTCCCGAGAACGTATTAGAGAATCTTTAATATGGAACTGAGTAGGGAAGATACCATATGGGTAGCGAGCAAGCTCGTTAACTATTTTGCAGACTTCGACAGAATTGACGATTATTTTCGTGCAAGGAAAGTCGAACGAGTAAAGGACTTACCTGCTCCGTTGTTCGGATTCGGTCTTGAGGATGACATGTTTCAAAACTATGACATGCATCCTCGGGACATGAATTTTGAGGTTACAACAATACCAAATGAAACATTTGATGCGATGTTGGAAAAAACTGCATCATTCTCGCCTGATGAATCGCCAGGCAAAACTATGAAACTCGTAGTTAAAGAGACCAATACAAACACTGTAGTGGGATTCATAAGATATGGTTCACCACTAATCAATTCAAAACCAAGAAACGATTACCTTGGTTCTACACCCGACTTAGATATATTCAACAAACGTGCAATCATGGGATTCAACATTGTCCCTGTACAACCATTTGGATATAATTATCTTGGTGGTAAACTTCTTGCCGCTATCTGTTGTTCACACGAAACACGTAGAATGTTGAACGCTAAATATAACACAGAGTTCTGTTTATTTGAAACAACATCTTTATATGGTAACATCAAAGGTGCAAGTATGTACGATGGTATGAGACCATTCTTAAGATACAAGGGTGATACACAGAGTAAGTTTTTACTTACACTAGGCGAAGAACTATACTTTGAACTAAGAGATTGGTTCACCGATAGAAACGATGGAGAAGACTTGATACACAAAGGTGCTTCATCTCGTAAACTAAAAATGCAGACTAAGATGGTTAGTCTAGTAAAACAGAATTTAAAGAAACATGACTCCATAGGATATGACCACTTCTGTAAAGCAATTGAAAATGCAAGTGGTGTAACTACACAGAAAAGATTCTACATGTCAGAATGGGGATACAGTAATACAAAAGATGTATTGCTTGGTAAGACTGATAAACTAATCAAAGCAGAAAACTTTGATAGATTTGAGATGGATGGTATCCTCGCATGGTGGACAAAACATGCTAGTAAAAGATTTGATAATGTTATCAAACAAGGAAGAAATCGTACAGAGTTAGAAGTGTGGAATCAAAACACTATGAACAAAATAGATATTATAAGATGAAAATAGGATTCACATGTGGTGCATTTGACCTTCTTCATGCTGGTCATATTGTAATGTTAAAAGAAGCATCTGAGAACTGTGACTACCTAATTGTGGGATTACAAACAGACCCTTCAATCGACAGACAAGAAAAGAATCAACCATGCCAATCAGTATATGAAAGGTACATACAACTAAGAGCAGTCAAATACGTAGATGAAATTCTACCATATGACACTGAACAGAGTCTGTTAGACTTGATACAGTCTACAGAGATTCATATGAGGTTCGTAGGAGAAGACTACATAGGTGGAGATTTCACTGGAAAAGGAATGCATGAAATATATTATACAGATAGACAACATTCATTTTCCACAACCAATTTAAGGAACAAAGCGGGACTAGTATAACGGTCATTACGAGGGGTTACCAACTCTTAGATAACAGTTCGATTCTGTTGTCCCGCTCCAATATATTATGCTAGATAATTTTTATACAGAAAAGACATATCAAAAGACAATTAGGATATTAGTCTATCCTAATATCACATGGCAGAAGAACTTAGAACAAGATTCTTATGTACAAGTGTTAAAGAATATGATTCGTGAAACACAGAACGAACCGTTCTACTGGCATATCATATCACCAACCCATATAGATGGATTGACATTCGATAATACGGAACAGTATTTACTACCAGTTCCTACATATCCACCAGTAATGAGAGCACACTTTGATGTAGAATCAGTGAGGAGACTAGTGGGTCATGATAAAGATTTTGATATCATCATGTCACACTTGCCAGAACATACTCACCAGTTAGTAAATACAATTTACAACATGACACACCACACACCAAAGGTTATTGGTTACTCGCATTGGTTTGACTTTGACCATATAGTTGCCTGGCACAAAGGTACATTCAATCAGAATGCTACAGGTCTGTTAGAGTACGATAGATGTTATATCAATACACAATGTCAGAAAGATATGGTATTGAATCAAGCAAGAGATACGTTCAATGAGAATACTGTATCTAAACTAGACAACATTCTAAAAGTTCAACACTTGGGTGTACACTTAGATGATATTGTCAGTGTGAATAACACCCCAACAAGAACTATAGTATTCAATCATAGATGTGAAAAGTACAAACACTTTGATGAGTTTATTGCTTTGATGGATGCATTGTGGGAACAGAGACAAGACTTTAATGTTTGGGCACCATTGTTTGATGGTAGTTTCAGTAAACCATATCTATCAAATGAAAAGTTTGATAAGAAAGGATATTACAAAAAACTAAATGAGTGTTACATGGGATTTGCACCTAAACAAAAGTATGGTGGTTGGAGTGTTGCTGCTACAGATGGAATGATGAATGGATGTCCATACATATTCTATGAGGGTGACTACTATCACGAATTGCAAGATGACGCTGACTTCTTTACTACAGATGATGAATCACTCAAACTAATCAATGAGTATCTAGACGATATCGATTTAAGAAATGATAAAGCAACTCAAGCACAAGATTGGTTGAGAACGCATCTACTATACAGTACAGAGATGGATAAGATGTGTGATGAAATTAAATCACTTCTATCAAAAGCAGTATGCTCACCTAAAGTAGATGAACTTGTGGAGTATGTAAAGGAACATAAATCAGTAACTAAGAAGGAATTGTTTGATACCATGGGATGGGGAAGAGGAATTAAATGGACACCTTACAGACGTGCCTTGATGACACACCCAAACATATATGACACTACCAGTAGTGAATCCACATACAATTGGAGAGAGGAATGAGTCAACCATTATTTGACAATGATGTTTACTGTGTAGTAGACAATGAAAAGGCAGAATTAGCAGGTATCAAAATTCTACATGGAGAATATGAAGGCGCCATATATTCGTATGGTAAGGTTGAATTCGAAGATGGTAAACCTAACATAAATTTCGAAAGAACATTTCATGTAGTCCCCGAAGGTAAAACTTTAGATGAACTAAATACCAGCGAAGAATTAAATAAATTGATAGGTGATATCCTTGTGGAACTCATCTCTCATCAAATCGCAAAGGAAGAAAATAATGAACAAAGAAGTATTGAAGGAGCAGATTAAGAGACACGAAGGAGAAGTCCTTGAAGTGTACGCTGATTCACTAGGATATTTAACACTAGGTGTTGGACATCTAATCAAAGAAGGTGATGCAGAACATGGACAACCTGCTGGAACTCCAGTAAGTCAAGAAACAGTTGATGCATATTACGAAGCAGACTTTGACAAACATGTCGAAGAAACTATTCATGTATTTGAATCAAAGGGTGGAGAAGATTTCTATGACCTACCCGAAGACATTCAACACGTTCTAGTTAACATGACATTCAACTTAGGTGGAACAAGATTCGGTAAGTTCAATAACATGTGGAAAGGTGTTGTTGCTTGTGACTGGGAAAAAGTTGCAGTCGAAATGGAAGACTCTAGATGGTTCGGACAAGTTGGAAGAAGGTCAGTAGAACTCCAACAAATGGTTCGAAACTGTGACTAGAGAAATCCTTGCAGTAAAATTAATCGGTGGTGAGGTTGTCATTGGATATGTCACTAAGAACCGATGGAAAAAGGAAATAGTTATAGAAGAGGCACAAGAGTGTCTCATTACGTATGCTGAAGGTAGAGCAGAGGTAGAACTCGCACCTTGGAATCCATATGCTATGGACTATACGTTTAAGGTACCATTACATGCTGTAGTTACTACATTCAAAGTGAGACCAAATTTAGAAATTAACTACAAGAAAAGTACAGGTAATATTAAGGAAAAATAATGGCAGATTTATTAAGAGCATTAGAAAAGAAACTAGAGGGTGATGTTGCAGTTCACACTGCAAACGCTATGGTATATCAATCAAACCCAACAGGGATTGGCGAACACCCCGACATCGTTCAAGCATTGGAAATGGAAGTTGAAAAACTTGCTGATGCACAGGACAAACTCAAATCGGTAAAAGAACTTCTACACCCATCTAAAAAGACTCTTGTAGAATAGACACCTTTCTGTTATAATAACCATATGGATTATTATACAAACGTATGTCGTACACGTGACAAGATTCTCGTTCGAGGATATCAAGGTAACAAACAAGTCAAGCACAAGATTGACTACAGACCCAAACACTACATTCCATCTAAGAAAGGCGAGACACCGTTTCGTTCACTAGATGACAGACCACTTGAAGTTGTAGAACTCAACTCAATGGGTGGTGCAAGAAAGTTCCGTGAGAAATATGATGGGACTGCTGGATTTGAAATCCATGGATATGACAGATATATCTATACATATATCGCAGAGAAATTCCATGGAGACATAGAGTTCGATTCAAAGAACATCAAAGCAGCGGTACTTGATATTGAGTGTGAGTGTGAAGATGGATTCCCCGACCCAAGATATGCCCAAGAAAAGATAAACGCAATTACAATCAAACCGATTGGTAAACCAGCACATGTATTCGGAATAGGTGACTGGAATCACGGTAAAGATTATGTGTATTATCCTTGTAGAGATGAAGCACATCTCATGACTGAGTTCATGAAGTATTGGAGAACGGAAAACTTTGATATCATCACAGGTTGGAATGTAAACTCATTCGATATTACATACATTTGCAACAGAGTTGATAGACTCTTCGGCGAAGGAGAACACAAGAAGTTATCTCCATGGGGTATGAGTGATGTGAGAGAGTTCACCACCATGGGTTATCAAAAACAAATGATTTTTACACTCTATGGTGTTAATGTTCTTGACTATCTCGAACTATATCGTAAACACACATTCGTCAATCAAGCATCATACAAACTAGACCACATTGCTGAGGTAGAACTAGGTAAGAAGAAACTAGACTATTCAGAACATGGGTCATTACATACACTATACAAACAGGACTATCCAAAGTTCTTGGAGTATAATGTGATGGACGTTCTTCTCGTTGAAGAACTGGATGACAAACTTGGATTCATCGAACTTACAGAGACGATGGCATACAATGCTAAGTGTAATTATGCAGATGTATTTGGTATGGTTAAGTATTGGGAAACAATCATATACAACTTCTTAAAAGAACAGAAGATACAAACACCACCACAACAATTGAGAAGAAATGGTGACAAAATCAAGCCGATCGCTGGTGCATATGTAAAAGAACCACAGGTTGGTGGTCACAATTGGGTCATGTCTTTTGATTTAAATTCACTATATCCTCACTTGATTATGCAGTTTAACATCTCACCCGAAAAGATGGTGAATGGTATGAGACAGGATGTCAACGTAGATAAAATGTTAAACAAAGAGTGTAACCTAAATGAAGTGTATAGATTGGGACACACTGTTACGCCAAACGGAGTAATGTTTAAGAGAGACAAACAAGGATTCCTTCCCGAACTTATGGAAAAGTTCTATGATGAACGTAAGGCATGGAAGAAGAAGATGATTGGGTATCAGAAAGAACTTGAAACTGTTTCTGATAATGCACAACGTAAAGAATTAGAAACAAAAATCAAACATGCATACAACAATCAACAGGTCAGAAAGATTGCACTCAACTCTGCTTATGGTGCTCTTGCTAATCAATATTTTGCATTCTTTTCTATCGACCTCGCAGAGGCGATTACTATGTCGGGTCAGTTGGTCATCAAGTGGGCAGAGAAAACCATCAATGATTATCTAAACGAAGTCTTAAAGACTAAAAAAGATTATGTTATCGCAATGGATACAGACTCAGTCTATATCACAATGGATGCATTGGTACAACAAGTACTACCCGATGCATCTAAAGAAGAGGTTGTTGATTTTTTATGTAAAGCGGAAGTTCAACTAGAGAATATCCTAGAAAAAGGATTCATTGACTTTGCAAAATACACGAATGCATTCCAACAGAAGATGGAGATGGGACGTGAGGCGATTGCAGACAGAGGTATATGGACTGCTAAGAAACGCTACATACTTAACGTACATGACATGGAAGGTGTGAGGTTTGCCAAACCTAAACTTAAACTCATGGGTATTGAGACTGCAAAGTCCAGTACACCACAATGGGTAAGAACACGTCTTGAAGAGGCGATTAAGATTGTCATGCAAGGTGATGAGGAACAATTATGGGATTACGTAGAAACTGCACGTAAAGAATTCAGAGAGTTACCACCCGAGAAAGTATCATTCCCTAGAGGTTGTAACAACCTTGGTCAATATAGTAACATGAACACCATCTACACTAAGGGAACACCAATACATGTCCGTGGTGCTTTACTATTCAATCACCACCTAAAGAACAAGAATTTAGATAGACGCTACGAGACAATCAAGGAAGGTGACAAGATTCTTTTCTCATATCTTACACTACCAAATGTGTTCAATGAGAATGTGATATCTTATGTTGGTACACTTCCAAAAGAGTTTGACTTACACAGATTCATAGACTATGACATGCAGTTCAACAAATCATTCTTAGAACCTCTAAGAAATATTGCAGAACGTATCGGATGGCATACAGAACCTGTTGCATCTTTGGATAGTTTCTTTTCATGAGAACCCATATCATAACAATAATGGACTTGTACGAGAGTGTGGAGTCTGCTATTACGTGTGCAAACACATGTGCATTGCATGGTGTCACTGCACAACTCTTTCCTGCTACAACGCCAGACGATGACCCACATGAAATTATTGAAAGAATACTTGGAAGAAAGATAAGCACAAATATTTTACAAATGGAACCAAGACCCGAAAGAGTGTTATCATGTCTTGCATCTCAAATGAGATTGTGGAATTCGTGTGTTGAAGTCGATGATGATTTTCTAATACTAGAACACGATGCAAGAATGATTACACCCTTGCCTGATATAGAAGTGGATGGGGTTATCAGTCTTGGTAAACCATCTTGGAACAAAGAATTGGGAGACAGTATAGAGTGGGAAGATGGACTGAACGTCATGACAGATACAAACAGACCATTCCTTGGTAACCATGCAATCATGATGAGTCCTACAGGTGCAAAACAAATACTAGATAGAATGAGAAACCCCGAATTTAGGTGGTTGCATCCAGCAGATATGATGATGACACCTTCTATGATGGGAGAAGGATTGTTGAAAGAGTATTATCCATTCCCATTTGATGTAGAGGAGACATTTACAACTGTACAGAGTGGTAGAAGTATTAATGTTAAAAATTTCGTGCCAGTAGATTATAAGGTGTTATGAAAAACTTTTTAAAGACATTTGTAATCACACTCAAGAACAATATACGTTCTATCGAATCTTCTAATAGAACTATATACAGTGCATTGAAACATGGAATGGTAGATGTACAAAAGTTTACTGCAACGGAACCATCCGATTGGAAAATAGTATTGAGTAATGGAAACAATAACACATTCAATGAGTATCCAAATCCCGATGCTGTTGGTGCTTGTTTTGCATCCCACTATAGATTATGGAAACATTGTGTTTGTCTCAACGAACCTATTCTTGTTTTAGAACATGATGCTTTATTTGTGGATGCACTTCCTTCATTATCTCAAGAAGAATGGGAGTGTATTACTTTCGGTAGACCATCATATATTAAGATGTCAGAAGTCGACCATACTAGTATACCACAGAACGGGCTGAGTGAACTGAAAACTCCACATATGCTCGGACACCATGCATATGCATTAACACCCAAGTCTGCTAAAGAATTTATAAGAGATGTAAAGAGTGGGGAGAGACCACTAGAACCAAATGATTTGTGGATGACTAAAGAACACTACCCACACTTACTAGAGTATTATCCATTCCCCATCATAGCAGACACAGAGTTCAGTACAGTACAGGGTGTCCCAATAAATGAAAGATTAATCTCAGAGTATAACAAACAACCAACCATGGAACAATTTAGATTTATAAAGAAATATTATCCACAGTGTCTTGACCGCCAATCTTTAGAATTTATAAAACCATAAATATGAACATGTATCAATATAATGTAAAAATTTCTAAAGTGGTGGACGGAGATACGGTAGACGTGGACATCGATTTAGGGTTCAGTACGGTTCTCAAAAAACAAAGAGTCCGTATGATGGGCATCGACACACCCGAGAGCCGCACAAGAGATTTGGTAGAAAAAAAATTCGGAAAAGCTGCAAAGGCACATCTGAAGAGTATATTAGATGCAAAACAAATTACCTTAGTGTCACACGACAAAGGTAAGTTTGGAAGAATCCTTGGGGAATTATTTGTTGATGGCGAAACAGTATCTGTAAATCAAAGAATGATTAACGACCACCATGCAGTTCCATATACAGGGGATAATAAAGACCTAATAGAAGAGATGCATCTCAATAATCGAAAGGTTTTATTGGAGAACGGCACTGTTGAATTATGACAATATCACTTATGGACATAATATACATAGTCGCAATTAGTGGAATAGTCGGCGCTCTGTATATGATTGAGGCACAAATCAAAGCAATCAAAGTCATGATGGAAGAACACATCAAGTTCGATGAAAGAAAAGCCATGCAATGCGAACTCGAAAAAAAGAATTCCAAAAACTCAAAAAAAACCACTTGACCTAAACTCACTTCCGTTCTATAATGGTTATACATTATGAGAGGTGTATAAATTATGAGTTTTTTAAAAGATTTAGTAAAAGCATCGGGTAACGAATATGCAAATATCGTTGCAGACGGTGTTGCAGCTGGAGATGTAGATTCCTTTGTTGACACAGGGAGTTATATCTTCAATGCACTATTAAGTGGTTCACTATACGGTGGACTTCCTTCAAACAAGATTACGGCAATCGCTGGTGAATCCGCAACTGGTAAAACATTCTTTGCATTAGGAATGGTCAAACAGTTTTTGGAAGATAACAAAGATGCCGCTGTAATCTACTTCGAATCTGAATCCGCAATATCAAGAGATATGATTGAGGACAGAGGTATCGACTCTAACAGAGTTGTTATCGTACCTGTTGTCACAGTGCAAGAATTCAGAAACCAAGCAATCAGTATACTTGATAAGTATGCAGAGACCCCCGCCGACAAACGTCCACCAATGATGTTTTGTTTAGATTCACTTGGTATGTTATCAACAACCAAAGAAATCGAAGACACTGCAGATGGTAAAGAGACTAAAGACATGACTCGTGCCCAAATTACTAAGGGTGCATTTAGAGTCTTGACACTTAAACTTGGACGTGTAGGAGTTCCTATGATTGTTACTAATCACACATATGATGTGATTGGTTCTATGTTCCCACAGAAAGAAATGGGTGGTGGTAGTGGTCTTAAATATGCCGCTTCATCAATCATCTATCTTTCAAAACGTAAAGAAAAAGAAGGTACCGAAATCATTGGTAATATCATTCACTGTAAGAACGCTAAGTCAAGATTGACTGTAGAAAACAAAGTGGTGGATGTGAGATTATCATATGACAAGGGACTGGACAGGTACTATGGTCTTTTAGACATGGCACTTGCAAGTGGTGTTTTTGAGAAATCATCTACTAGAGTTAAGTTACCAAATGGTAAGACTGAGTTCGGTAAGACAATAAACAATAACCCCGAAAAATACTTCACACCCGATGTGATGGAACGATTAGAACAGGTAGCAAATGGACTCTTTAAATATGGACAAAACGAGATTAGAAACAACGATTCTGAAGAATCTGATACTCAGTGATGAATATTCACGGAAGGTGCTTCCTTTTGTAAAGGACGAGTACTTCTCGGAACCCGATGAACAAGTTGTATATAAAGAAGTAGTTTCCTACTTTGAAAAATACAACAAATCTCCAACGGTTGAAGCACTTCTCATCAATCTAGACAACAACACATCTCTATCAGATGGTGTGTTGAAACAGTCTAAATCAATCGTAAAAGATTTTACATCTTCAGACACATCCGCCAGTGAGTGGTTAGTAGATGAAACGGAGAAATGGTGCAAGGATAGAGCAATCTATATTGCAGTCATGAACTCTATTGATGTATTGGATGAAAAGAATCAACGGTCACGAGGAGAAATACCCGAGTTACTTAAGGATGCACTTTCCGTGTCTTTTGACACAAATATTGGTCACGACCAAATTGAAGATTCAGATGCTCGTTTTGAATTCTACCATACGGAAGAAGAGAAGATTCCGTTCGACTTAGAATACTTCAACAAGATTACCAAAGGTGGTCTTCCCAACAAGACACTTAACATTTGTCTTGCTGGTACTGGTGTCGGTAAGTCATTGTTCATGTGTCATATGGCCGCTGCTGGTCTTATGATGAACAAGAATGTATTATACATTACACTTGAGATGTCGGAAGAAAGGATTGCAGAAAGAATCGATGCAAATGTCATGAACATACCCATGAAAGATTTGCCCGATTTATCTAAGAAAATGTTTGATAAGAAGGTGGACAAAGTAAGAAGTAAAACTCAAGGGAAATTAATCATCAAAGAATATCCTACTGCATCAGCACACGTAGGACACTTCAGACACCTATTACAGGAACTAGAACTGAAGAAAGATTTCAAACCCGATATGATTTTTATCGATTACCTTAACATCTGTGCCAGTGCAAGGGTAAAACCTGGCGCTGGTGCAAACTCTTATACACTAGTAAAGAGTATTGCAGAAGAACTTAGAGGACTTGCAGTGGAGTTTGATGTGCCGATTATGAGTGCAACCCAAACAACACGTAGTGGATACGGTAACAGTGACATTGAGTTGACTGATACATCTGAATCCTTTGGTCTTCCTGCTACTGCAGACTTTATGTTTGCATTGATTACATCCGATGAACTAGAAGAACTAGACCAGTTGGTTGTAAAACAATTGAAGAATAGATACAATGACCCAACCGTATTCAAAAGGTTTGTGATTGGTATCGATAGAAGTCGTATGAAACTCTATGATTGTGAACAAGAAGCACAAGAAGACTTGCACGATGGTACTCAATTAATAGACGATAGTATTCCTGTTGCAGACAGAGGAAGGAGTGAAAAATTTAACGACTTTAAGTTTTAAATGCATAAATAGATATATATTATGAATAAGTCCTTAGACCCCAATGAAGTAATCACAACGTTACAAAAGCGGATTGAGATTAAAAAACAACTCAGAAAATCGGGTGAGTTACCCCCATCTGAGATAAAGAAGTTGACTAAAAAGAAAAATGATTTAGATGAAAAACTAAAATCAAAACCCCTTGCTAAGATTTAAAATGCTATAAATAACACTATAGTTTAGGAGAAACCATGCCGTATACAACAGAACAAATCGCTACTCAAGAGAAAGTAGTATTAGATTTAGACGAAAAAATTAAATGGATTAATGACACAAGTCATCATTTTACTGGTGGACGTGTATGTCCAAAGACCGATAGTGCAATGACAAGAACCCAATTTTGGGCTGCTTGGAGAACTGCGAATCCAAATGCTGTTACAGCAAATCCAACTTACGGAACTGTGCCTGAAGGTGTGGATGGTGCAGGGTCATGGACAATCCTAAGTACCGATACCAGTGCCGACAACTCAACACTCATGTGGGATTATTGGCAACATGATATGGTCTATGATATCGGTTACGAACAAGCAGATTGGTCATCAACAGTCACAAGTTTACAAAGTGATTTGACTGATGCCAACACTTTGCTAACCACAATGCAAAACGACCCAGCATAAAAAACACCTAAATAGTAGACGAACACACATTAAAGGTGTATAATCTACTATTATGGCAGCGAAAAACTTACATTTAGAACACTTAGAAGACGAAATCATCAATCAAGGTATTGATGGTGGTCGTGGTGCGATTAATTTTCTTCAAGGTCTTAGAGACATGATGAAAGGTAACCAAAATTCTAGAGTGAACATGACTGTGAAATGGGATGGTGCTCCAGCAATCTTTGTTGGGAAACATCCCGAAGACGGCAGATTCTTTGTCGCAAAGAAATCACTATTCAATAAAGAACCTCTCTTTTATACTTCAGAACAAGAAATTAAAGACGCTAAAGAACTATCTTCTAATCTGAAGGAAAAGTTCTTGACATCATTTCAGTGCTTATCTAAACTATCCTTTACTGATATCTTACAGGGTGACTTGATGTACACTAACGATAAGAAGATGACAAATATGGATGGTAAAACATTCATCACATTCCAACCAAACACAATCATGTATGCAGTAGATGTAGAATCAAAACTTGGTAAAGAGATTGCCAGTTCTAAAATGGGTATAGTGTTTCACACTACTTACACTGGTTCTACAATTGACGGATTATCTGCCTCCTTTGGTGCAAAACTACCAAGTGGAAGTAGTAGTGATGTGTGGATGGATGATGCAACATATAAGGATGTGAGTGGTAACAGTAGTATGACTGCAAAAGAAACACTTGCATTAACTAGGGAGTTGACTGCAGTGGGTAAAGCATTCCACGGTATCACTAGGAAAGATTTGCAGAAGTTTAAACAGATACAAGATACTATTGCAAAAAAAGGTGTAGGTGCATCATACAAAACATATTGTAACGCACAAATTAGGGCGGGTTCATACAAACCAACATACAACGGATATATGAAACACTTCGAAAACTACTGGAGAGATATGGTAGTTGGTAAAGTGAAGATGGAAAAGACAAAACAAATCAAACGAGAAATTGGTGAACAACTCTACGCTGAGTTACGGTCACTAAATAAATTCATAACAAACTTGACTAAATTCATGGAACACTTGGTCATTGCAAAACAAATCATAATTGTTGCACTAAATAGAGTAAAGAGTATAGGAACATTCAAAAGAACCGATAAGGGGTTCGAGGCGGTCAACCCCGAGGGTTATGTTGCAATTGATAGAACTGGAAGTGCAGTAAAACTTGTTGACAGAATGGAGTTTGCATACAATAACTTCACTGCAATGAAAGCGTGGGACAAGTAATGAAATCATTCAGAGAGTTTGCATTACCTAAGTATCCAGCTCAAACTGATATAGAATTCAAAGACGATGATTGGGTTGTAGGTGACCCCGAAAAAGCATATGAGTATGACGGTAGTAAAACTGGTGACCAAAATATGGAAATCATGAATGACTTAGTAGATAAAGAAAGAGAGAAGATGTCGTGAAAAAATTCGGAAAATTTCTAACAGAAGCAAAAGATAAAGGTGCAGTATTCACCTTCGGTAGATTCAATCCACCAACAACTGGTCACGAGAAACTAGTAAAGAAACTCGCAAGTCAAAAATCATTTGGTGATGTACTTTTATTCTCATCACACTCAAATGACAAAGTAAAGAATCCGCTGTCACACAAAGATAAAGTTAAGTATCTAAAAGCATTCTTCGGTAAAGACGTGAATGTAATTGACGCTGATGTCAAACAGATTTTCCAAATCCTAACATACCTATATGATAAGAACTACCGAAAAATTCGGATGATAGTGGGGTCAGATAGAGTTAGAGAGTTTGAGACTATTATCAATAAGTATAATAGTGTAAAGGGAAGACACGGTTTCTACAAGTTTGATGAAATACAGATTGTATCTGCTGGAGAAAGAGACCCCGATTCAGATGACGTAAGTGGAATGAGTGCAAGTAAAATGAGAGCATTTGCAGAGAAGGGAGACTTTGAATCATTTAAGGAAGGTGTCCCCACAAAAGGCAAACGACTTGCAGACAAATTGTACAAAGACATTCGTAAAGGAATGGGTATTGCAGAAGGTACACTACCACACTACATGATGGAAGACTTAATTACAGAGGGTGTATATGACCCAGGCGTATTCAAAGCAGTTTTCTTTTCAGGTGGGCCAGGCAGTGGTAAGTCAACAGTAGTTGATGCACTTTCATTAAAAGCACTTGGTTTAAAGTTAGTCAACACTGATAAAGCATTTGAGAATGGATTAAAGAAAGCAGGATTATCTCTAGACCTTAGAGGTGCAGACTTTGATAAAATAGACCCCATTCGTGCAAAGGCGAAAAGGATTACTGGAAGGAATATGGATGCATATATAGAAGGTAGACTAGGGTTGATATTTGACACTACTAGTGCAAACCTATCCAAGGTTAATTCATACAAGAAGATGTTAGACTCGATTGGATATGAATCGAAAATGATATTTGTTAATGCATCATTAGACAATGCTCAAAAACGAAATGATATGAGACCTAGAAAGTTGCCGCAAGAAATTGTAAAACAAGACTGGGATAAGGCGCAGAAAAATGCAAGAGACCTTAAAAAGATATTCGGTAGAGACTACGTAGAAATTTCCAACGATGATGATTTAAACGCACTACAGAGAAAGTCTAATAGTCTCTTTAGTAAACTAATGAGTTGGACTACTTCATTCCCTAAAAATAAAATTGCACTTAATTGGAAATCTTACGAACTGCTGAAGAAGGATACTACTGGGTATTCATCTATGAAAAGTAAAGATAGGGTGAAAAAACCACCAACAGATAAATCAAGTCCGTTTGGGTCAAATTTAAAAACATTCAAAAGTAGAAAGACTGGTAAGAAGACAGTTATTGGAAAGATATAAATAGTATTATGACTAAAAGATTAGAAACATTACTTCATCAATTTACATCCTTAAAAGAGGATGCAGTCGCAGCAGCGGAACTAAAAGCAAAACAAGCAGAAGAATTGGAACGTCTTAAAACAAAACACGAGACCGAATTAGAAGCACTTACTGATAGACACGAAAGAGAGAGTGAGAGACAGAAAGGTCAAGATGAGAAAGAAGTAAAAGATGACCAAATCAAGGCAAAACGAGACGCTGATAGAAAGGCGAACGAAGAGCGGGATTACAAAAAAGAGTATGCAAATTATCACTCAAAACCCGACCAAATTAAAAGACGTGCAAAAAGAAATGAAGCACGAAGAAGTCTAAAGGACAGAAAAGATATAAAAGGAAAGGACGTTCACCATAAGGACAATAATCCTATGAACAACGATAAGTCTAATCTTAGTATCGTTTCTCAAAATTATAACAGAAAAGAACCAAGACTTAGAGAAGAAGACTCTGTAGAAGAAGGTAAATATGTCTCAGATATTGGTGATATTATTAACGTCATCTTCAAAAAACTTAAAGATAAACTAGAGACAGAATACAAAAGGAACCCCGAAAAAGGTCTTGGTATGATTAATACCGTAGGGGCATTTGTAAATCATAAAGTGACTGATAAGAAACAACAGAAAAATAGATTATTTCTTAAGTTTGGTGATGTACAGGAAGTTAAACAGGACAAAGATATCAAAGACCGTAAAGGTACACAACCATCTAAGTATTATGCAAAGGATGCTGATGGTGATGAGATGTCCAAATCCACCAAACAAAAACGTGCCGCTCATTTTGCACAGAAGAAAGATGGCCCAGCGCCAGGCGATTCAAGTGCAGAAACAAAACCATCAAAACACACCAAGAAATTCCAAAAGATGTTTGGTGAAGATGCTGGTAAATCCCTTGCAAAGAAAGCAGACAAGTCAGGAATCGCTAAGGGTATTCTACAACAAGTTTATAACAGAGGAGTCGCCGCTTGGAAAACTGGTCACAGACCAGGCACAACGCCAGAACAGTGGGGACATGCTCGTGTTAATTCTTTTATCACAAAAGGTAAAGGAACTTGGGGTGGTGCTGATAAAGACCTTGCTAAGAAAGCAGGTGGTTAAGTGACATTTTGGTTTGTAGTATTAATAACTATATGTATTTTATACATGGAATTGGAGAGTAGACATGACAGGAAATAAACATGATAATGGTGTTCACGAAATAGGAACAGACGAAATCCGTAAAGCATACCAAGAAGACACGCCTGGGCAAACTGTAGAAGAATACTTGTCACAGATTGCACTCGTCAATGAAGAACAAACAGAAAAGACAAAGAAACACTTCAGTCAAGTGTTCCAAAATCCATTAAAGGGATATCCTTATCAGAAGGAAGAGAAACTAGAAGAAGCATGTTGGGATGGTTATGTTCAGAAAGGTTACAAGATGAAAAATGGCAAACAAGTACCAAACTGTGTCCCTATAGGTGAAGAAACCGAATCATAATGAAGACCTTTAAAGACCAAGCTCTTATCGAGACACTCGATACACTACAAGAGACTAATACCAACATCCTCGACAACCCATTCAGGTTGGGTTCCTTAATGTTCTTTGAGACCATCAAAGAAGCACGAAAGTTAGTCAGTGAAGGACGATATAGACTCACAGAAGTCGATAAACATATACTAGAGACAGATATTGGAGATTTTGAAGTATATGAGGGTAATCTAGTACCCCTCGATTGTCCGATGATAGTAGAGGCGGAAGAAAAGAAACAACCCGAATTAAATAAACCAAAAGCAGGTGGCCCAAAAAAATACTATGTCTATGTTAAAGACGGAGACAAAATTAAGAAAGTAACATGGGGTGACACTACAGGTTTAAAGGTGAAACTTGGTAACGAAAAAGCACGTAAATCATTCGCTGCTAGACACAAGTGTTCACAACAAAAAGATAAAACTTCTGCTGCTTATTGGGCATGTAGATTACCATATTATGCAAAACAGTTAGGACTATCCGATGGAGGTAGTTTTTACTGGTAGGAATACATTATGACCAGTGACAACCCATATACAGAAACACTTTACGAACAACATGGTACTGGGTTACCATATATAATAAGGACATTCTCAGAAACAGTCGATGAAAATGACCTCATTTGGCATAGAGATAAAACAAATAGAACACTTCGAATCCTTTCAGGTATGGATTGGAAGTTACAATTAGATGATAAACTACCTGAAACACTTGCTACTGGAGGCGAATACTTTATTCTCAAAGAGACATACCACCGATTAATTAAGGGTCATGGCGACTTGGTGGTAAGGATAGAGAATATATAAATAATAGTACTATGAGTTATAACAAAGACAACTGGAAAGACAAACTAGACGAAGTCCGTAACTTTGGTCGAGAACCTGCTGTAGTAGTGGAAGAAGTTCTTGATAATGATACAGTAATCAATAACGAGATTGAGGAAGAACTTAAAAAGTTTTTCCAAGAGGATGAGACCACCGAAACAATTGAAGAAGAAATTCTCCTAGAAGCATCCGCTGGTGCAATGATTGACCAATTGTTCAATCTTAAAGGAGATAAGGATTCACAATACGGTGTTGCAAAGATGCTAAGTATGACTGGTGTTAAAGTTGTACAACAAATGCAGAAACAAAATCCAAAAGGATTTGAAAAGTTAGTTTCTCAATTAGGTAAAGAGAAAAAGATTACACTACCTACCAATAGTAAACTAATGAAAATGTTTAAAGATGCAGGTATCAAAGAAACAGTACAAGAAGAGAATCTTTCAGTAGAAAAAACTGTAGAAAAACTCGTAGAAAGAAATATGTTAGGTAGATTGGCAAAATCTTTACGTTTGGATGAAGAAGGTAAAGAGAAAATGTTCGACTACTTCGAAAATGGAGAATTAAAACAATAATGAAATTCACATCTATGGGTTTATCAGAAGACCTAATCAACACAATGGAAGCAGTACTCGCCATGGAAGGCGAATATGAAGTGTTCTTCAAAGCAGCACTTAAAAAGTTTGGTGTAAATACACCTGCTGATTTCAAATCAGACGAAGAGAAAAAGAAGTTCTTTGACTATGTAGATAAAAACTACAAGGGTGAGAAGGAAGAAGAAGTCAAAGAAGCAAATTTATCTGAAAAGGCTAAAATCATTCTGAAAGATAAAGAAATGAAAGATGTTCAGAAAGTAGTTTCTCGAGCAGTTGGTAAAAATGTCGATTTCAGAATGAGTGATTCTGATTATAATACAGGTGCAATAGATTTTGGTGGTCTAGGCAAATACAATATCTTTGTTGGTTCACAAGATAATGATGGTAAAATGCCATATGAAGTATCAGTAGAAGATGAAGATGGTGATTATATCGAGGGTGATACTGCAAACGACTATAAAAGTATGTTGAAACTTGTTACCAAACTTGCAAAGAAACACAAGAACGGATTGATAAAGGAAGAAGAAGTCGAAGAAGGAAAAGCAAAACCTGTAAAAAAGTTCTTAAAATTGGGTGACTGCTCTTACGACAAGAAAAAAAAAGTTAAAGAAGACAACAGTCAAGGAATGGAAGACTTTGTAGAGTACAAGTACAAGTCTGCATCACTCAATAAAATCAAACAAGACCTCAAAAAATTGATGAAAAGAGAATCAGAGTTTAAAGATTCTCAAAAGTATGGTAAGATGTTGATGAAAGCAATGGATAACGTTACTCTTGTTAACGATGATGGCATTCCACATATGACACCAAAGTTCAATAAAGAAATTATTGCTGCTTATAACGGTGACACAATGTTTAGAGAAGACGTTGCATCAATCATCATTAAACATGATGACAATCTCGCATACGCAATATTTGGAGTATAAGTATGAACATATTTCACGAAGCAAAAAAAGTTCTAGACAAAGATGGTAAAGTAAATCCACTTGGGCCATACGGTAAACAGAAACTTACTGGTCAAGAAGTCGCTTCTTATTTCAAAAAGAATAAAGTATCAGACTCCAAAGTCAAAAGAGCAGTAGAAGTTGCACTCGACATGAGTGGTGCTATGGATATCGCTGCTAAAGAAATTAAAAACTTCTTTGGTGATAAAATACTTAAATCAAAAGAAGTTCAGAGTGCATTAAGATACGCAAACGAAGAAGTTGTATCAGAAGCAAAGATGAAAGACCTCTTCAGAAAACATAAAAGAGAACTTACAAAAGCATACAAAACTGGTGATTTATCATTCATGTCTTCTGCTGGTAAGAAAGCGGAAGATGACCTAACTCAATGGGCATTGAACAACAATGAAATTCATAGTGATGACCCCGATGAGTTTTTTGATTGGTTATCTCGTGACCTTGAAGACATAGTCAAAGGTAAAATCAAAGAAGAAACTGTATCAGAGAACTATAGAGTTCTTGCAAAACATGGTATGGGTACTGAAACAAAGAACTCAATCAAAGTAGGAACAGAGATTGATTATTATCGTGCTGACGGTGCTAAGTACATGGGTAAAGTCACTAAGATGTCTGCAAAGGATTATCAAGTTAAAGACGATAAGAATGGTAAAACCTACAAGTTCACTTATCACGATAGAGTTAAAGCAAAAAAATATCTCAAACAGGGTGATAACATACAAGAAAAAGTAGAGTATGCAGAATACAAATTCAAAAACAAAAGAGATGCTCAAAAAGCATTAGACTACTTTAAAAGTCAACAGTTAATCAAACTAGAAATCAATGATGACGGATTGAGTCAAGGTGAACTTGCAATTGATGCTGGTAAGTATGACATGACCAAGTATCACAAAGAAGTGTTAAAGAAATTTAAACCAAAAGTTCTTACAACAGAAATGGCATCTGCACAACAGGCAGCAATCGCAATCGCAAAGAAAAAGAAAAATGAATCTGTTATGGATTCATACAGAAACATGTGGGAAGAATCACTAGATGAAGCAGTTGCAGACCTCACTGTGGATATAAGAAACAAAATACCAAAACCTGCTGACCAAAACAAACATGCAATGGAAATTGCAAAACAGGCAAAAAGATTTGGTTTAAAAAGTTCATTGATGGGTAAACATGTCAGACTCAAAGGTGGTAAGAAGGCAGTCAATGACTTTCTAAGAGTAGTCATTGGTAAATCATCATATGGTGACCCAACAGAAAAAGACACATCAACACCTCAAATCGATAAGATGTTAAACAAGGGGTTAAAGTAACATGAACTTAATGGAAACCTATAGAAGTATCGTAGAAGCGGCACCAAAAATGAAAAAGTTGGGCATATACGGTTCAGAGATTAGTGGATTAAAATACAAGAACGGTACTTATAATGCTAAACCAGTAATATATGGTAGTAATAAGTTAGGATTCAGAGTTCAGAATGAGTTTGGAGACTTTGAAACTATCGACCTTAAAACATTCGCCAAAAGGTTTGGATAATGGATAGAGTAGACGCCAGATATAAACTCTTTAAAGAAAAATTAAAGAAACTGGGATATGCAAAGAAAGAGGCAAAAGAAACTAACGCTGTTTTAGAAAAGGCGGGTGACTTTGGTATGATGTCTGATGCTGGTAATAAGAAAATTGCACGTGCCGTTAAACAGTCTAAGTCGGAGAAAGAACTCAAACAAAAGTTAGAGAAAATTTCTACAATGGCCGGCGGAAAGTATTCTGAAGCAACTGAAGATGAAGTACTTGATAGGGCAATTTCTGCCTTCCAAGATACTGCAATGGGTTCTCAGGCATGGGCAGATAAAAATATCGTTGTCCAACTTGGTCAATTTAGAGACCATATTAAGGATGGAGAAGTCTCCACCAACGATAATAAAAAGACGAAAGTAAAGAGAGATGATGCGGTAAAGGTTTATGATACTTTAATGAAGGTTAAGGCCCCTATTCGTGATAAATACTCTAGACTTTTACAGAAAGACGCTAAAACGTTTAAAAAGACTTTTGATGCTATATTGAAAGTCGCAAACAAATAAAGAGGAAATAAAAATGGCATTATGGGGACATACTTCAGGTTCAGAATCAAAACCAAATTGGTTATCTGATGCTGATAAACAAAAAACTGTAGCAAAACCACACGGTTGGGAATTAGTTCGTAAAGTTGGTTCAAGAACTTTGACTGAAACATTAGTTGCGATGAAAAATCTAACTACTGCCTTGGGTGCTGCTAACTTAACTGATATCGATTGGAATATCACTGCTTTTGATAAGTCAGAAGGTGGAACATTATCTGTTACTGCAACTTTTAACGAAGATGTAACAGTAACTGGAACACCTCAACTATCTGTTGCTAACAATGGAAGTGGAAGAGGCCCACACGTATTATCATACGCAAGTGGTTCAGGTACTAACGAACTAGTATTCACATTAGTAATTGCTGCTGCTAACGCTGCTACAAATGCTGGTGATGTACTTTCAATTGGTGCTAACGCAATCGCATTAAACAGTGGTACAATTAAAGATAAAGGTACTAACGTTGCATCAGTAATTACTAACATTGCTGGAGTTGGAACTGCTGCTGGTACAATTACTGTAGTTGCATAAACAATAGGGAAAAATTATGAAGAAATTTAAAGACTTTTTAGATGAATCATATATGGACGGCGCTGGTCTATCTTCAGAGAAGGTACCATTTGACGTTGATGATTCGGTTGTTAAACAAAAAGTTAACGCTATCTTAGGACACACTGCAACAGTTGAGTTCATGAATCCACTTGCTGCTTTGCAACAGATGGAATCTAAACTTATGCAGTTAGGAATGACTAAACTAAGAAGTGTTGGTGAAATGGGTGTTGTACAGAACGAAGAGTTTGATGACGCTGGAGAGATGGATTTAGAGTTCACAAGATATGAGTCATTTGGTAAGACTGTAGACACACCAAACGATGAGTTCGAAGAATCATCTAAAGCATATACCCTAAAGGTTAGATACGAAAAACTAGAAACTGGTTCATTCAAAGTTTACGGTTCATTAGTATAAAAAAAACTAGACATTAAAAGGGACTTTACGTCCCTTTTTTTATGGCTGAAATCGCCTATATAATTGTATATTATGAAACTCTTTGATACCCTTACAAACAAAAATTTTACTGCATTCGCTCAAAAACACTATGACGACCCACAATGTGAGACCATAGAAGACTTTGAGGAAGATTTGCGTAGATTCCGTTACCTTAAACGTCTCTTACACAGATACCATGAAAATGGTGAGATGAGAGAACGTCTTATGTTAAACCATATCATTACCATATTCAATGTATTTGGATTTGATGCATCAATGAAAATGTTGGAGTTTAAATTGAAGGATGAGAAATATTGGATATCTGTTAAGACAATGTTACTCTACTTGGGGTACATTGATGAGTCGTGGTCACCCGAGATGCCTCTTGACGATGCACTTGTACAGAGGTTACGAGATTTATAAACGCTCCCATAGCTCAGTTGGTAGAGCAACTGATTTGTAATCAGTAGGTCAACCGTTCGAATCGGTTTGGGAGCTCCACTATTTTGAATACATAAATAGAAGTATGGCGAACTTAATAAACACACTTATAGTTTTTAGAATCATTAAAATGTTAACTCAGAAATGGGTGGACACGGATGCATATAAACTTGGTTTGATTACCAACAAGGGTAAACGAACTGAAAAAGAACCGAAAACATCCGAAGAGAAGAGTGCTTATTCCATGCTACACAAACTTGTCTTCAACTTAAAACGAATCATAGAAAAGGTACCTTTTGGTAAATCTAGATTTGCATCATACGCTGTTGCAATCGCATTACTGAAAGAAGAGACAGGTATCACTGCAGAACAAGCAGAAGAATTGTGTGAGAAGGTTTACAGACACATCAAAGATACAGGTGAATTTGATGTAGACGACCTTCATGAAGCGAATCAAGTTATGACACTTGACGTTGGTAGACACTACCACCTTAGAAGAAACCTAGAAGAACAAAACGGTGTAACCTATCCACAAAAGACCCCTATAACAGTTATCGCAGAACACTCAATAGTGTTTGGTGTTAACATCTATATCGCACAATGTGGAGTAGAACGAATATTGGTAACAGAAGATGACGTTTATTGAGGCAGTAGTAAACGTAGACAGTCTAAAACATACAGGGAAGACTAAGAAACCCAAGATAGAAGAATTGGGTGAATTGTTCGACACTAAAGTTTTGGAGGAGTTATCTTTAAATCCGAATACTGCCAATTCTAGTCCACAAACCATCAAAGAACTCAAACAGATGGTTGGTATGATTCAGAAACTTACAGATGAACAGAAGAAACGTTATCTAAACACAGATGAAGACACTTCATACTACATCAAAGAATACATGTCGAACAATGATTTAGCATATACAGATGATGATATAGAAAAAATCACAGATAGTGCAAGACACATTGGTAGACAATTCAAGAATAAATACATGAGACCGAGACCTTATGTACTTGCAGAGAAACTAGGTATGGAAATGGACTATTTCAATACAGATACTGCACAATCCCCATCATATCCTTCAAACCATGCTTTACAGGCGAGAGTAGTTGCAAACTACTACTCATCAATCTATCCCCAACATAAATCTGAATTGTTGGCAATGGCAGAAATCTCTGCACTGGGTAGAGTCCATGCTGGTATCCACTATCCTAGTGATAAGATAGCAGGATACCAACTAGCGGATGCATGTATGAAGTATTTTAAATATGATATATTAGAAGATGCGCCCTTGAATGCTACAGGTACTGCAGTTGCAACAGATGTACCAGTGGTAAAGAAGAAAAAGAAATACGAACCTGCCCAACTCTTTGACTTAATCAAAAGAAACTCACAGGTATAACTATGTTGAAACTATTAAATTACTTAGCTCTAATTACATCTATTGTAATCGCTGGAATTGCTGCATACTTCTCAGTCATAGGTATGGCGACAATGTTCGCAGGTGCATATCTAGGAACAGTCGTAATGATGACTGCATTGGAATTTGGTAAACTTGTGACCGCTGCTTATCTTCACCTCGCATGGGAGAAGATGAACTATCTAAAATGGTATTTACTAACTTCAGTTGTGGTACTCATGCTCATAACATCACTTGGTATATTTGGTTATCTATCTAAGGCGAACATTGAAGTGTCACTAGTGGGTGATGGGAACAGTTTAGAACTATCCATACTGGACACTAGAATAGATGCAGAGAAAGGTAAGATAGAAAGATATCAAGATAGAGTTGCAAACTTAGACCTAGTGTTATCTACTGGTAGACCACAAGATAGAAACTATATCAACAGACAACAGAAAGACGAAAGAAACCAAATTGCAGAAGATATAGATACAGCGATCGGCTTGATTACAGAATACACGGAGGACAAACTCCCGATTCAACGGAAACAACTTGAACAGAACTCAAAAATAGGGCCAATCAAGTATGTTGCAGAAGTTATATACGGTCAAGAGGAAAGTGTCAAGTATCTTGACAACGCAGTTAGGTGGGTGATTTTTGCACTTATTTTTGTGTTTGACCCACTTGCAGTGTTACTTTTGGTCACTAGTGTTGCACTTATTGTTGATAAGAAACCTATACCAAAAAGAAAAACTGCACCAGCACAGAAAAAAAAAGTAACCGCAAAACCACAACCAAAAGTAACAAATAAAATTGTATTACAGGTACCAAAAGACAAGGTTTTAGACTTGTCAAAAGATAAATAACAGTGTACACTAATTAGGAGTAAAAAATGACAGATTTAAATTTAGGAGAAATGACCAAAGAGGAACGTTTAGAGTTCTATAAAGGTGATGGAAAACCAGTGGCACCCGAAGGGTTCAATGGAAAGGATGCAACAGAAGAGGCGGTGCAATCATACGAAACTTCACTCGCAACTAACGAAAGACAAATTGCATCTTTAGAGGCAGAACTTGAAGTACTTGCGGAAATTGCTAGAAAAGAAGCAGAGAAAGAAGGTAAATTTGCAGTCCAAGAAGACTAGTATTTACTAAATAGATAGTAACATTAATTTAGGAGATTAACATGCCAGAACCATTATCGCCAATCCCAACGATTGACAACCTAGCAGAAAGGAAAGCATGGTTTGAGACAGGAGATGGAGTGCCTGTTCAACCCGAAGGTTATGCAGACTTAGAATCAGACGACCCAAAAAAGGTCGCATACGATGGTTCAGTCACAACAAACGCTGCTCAAATCGCTGAAATTCAAGCACTAATAGACGCCGGATAATTCCCAAAATCCACTTGAAATAACATACATTCAGTGATATACTGAGTGTATGTTATGGTTAGAGCGAAAGTACCTCTCTACAGTTACACCTCATCTTGAGGTTTGTAAATGGAAGGGAGACAGTACATTAAATCACAGATGTCTTTATTGTGGTGATTCCCAAAAGAATCGCTACAAAGCACGAGCATATCATTTTTTAGTCGACCAATCATTCATATATAAGTGTCATAACTGTGGTAAATCCACATCATCAATGACATTTTTGAAAGACCATTTTCCTGTACAATACAAGGAGTATGTTAAAGAACTTCTACAAGAGAAACATGGTAAGAAGAATGTCAATCAAAGAATGCCATCATCGAATGCATTCAAGTTTAAACCCAAGACTACTGAAAGTCTAAATACAGATGCAACAAAAATGACCATTGAGAACTTGAAGTTTATAGCGAAACCAGCGATTGAAAGTAAAGTCGCAAGGAAGTACCTAGACAACAGAAAAATTCCAGTAGAGTCACAAAAAGAGTTGTGGTTTGTTGAATCTGCACAAAGTCTATCGTTCTTGTCAGATAAATATAAAACACGACCTCTAGGAAATAATCCTAGAATTGTATTGCCATTCATCAAGAATGGGGAACTTGTTGGTGTTAGTGGGAGAGCAATCGATGACTCACCGTTGAGATATCTAACAATGAGATTCCGAGATGACGATTCACTCATCTTCAATATTGATAAAGTGAATATGACTAAAACTATCTATGTTACAGAAGGGCCACTAGACAGTTTATTCCTACCAAACAGTATTGCTGTCGGTGGTAGTGACTTTAAAAAAATCGACAATGCTATAAAAGACAACGCAATAATAATTTATGACAATGAACCACGAAACAAAGAAATTCTAAAGAAAATTGATGAGGTAATCGATGAAGGTTACCGTGTGTGTATTTGGAATGATAAGAGAGTAGAAGGATTGAAAGATATAAACAATATGATAATGAGTGGAATGACAAGCGAAGACATTGTGTCAATTATAGATAACTGTACAACCGAAGGTCTCACTGCAAAACTGAAACTAAAGGAGTACAAGAGAATATGAATGCTATGATAAAAGTATTAAAATCAGATGGTTCGAAATCGGACATCAACCTAGACAAGATTCATCGTATGGTAGAAAAATCATGCAGAGGTATTACAGGTGTATCAGAATCATTGGTTGAAATGAATAGTGGACTCCAGTTCTTTGACGGTATCACCACAAAAGAAATTCAAAAGATTCTAGTGAAAAGTGCAAGTGACTTAATTACACTAGAGAATCCCAATTATCAATTTGTTGCAGCTAGGTTACTACTATTTGCAATTCAAAAACAAGTGTTCAATACCAAGTGGAAAGATTCAGAGATATATCCACCACTGGGTGAAATCATACATAGAAATATAGACTTTGGTGTGTATGATGATGCTATCATCAACTCATATTCTACCGAAGAAATCAACAGGATTGATTCTTTCATTAAACATGGAAGAGATACAGACTTTACCTATGCTGGTCTACAACAAATAGTAGACAAGTATTTGGTACAAGATAGGTCAGCAAATTTGGTCTATGAAACCCCACAGTTCATGTATATGTTAATATCCATGACACTGTTCCAAAACTATGATAAAGACAAAAGGTTAGACTATGTCAAAAAATACTACGATGCAATCTCAACATTCAAAATCAACATCCCCACCCCTATCATGGCAGGAGTTAGAACTCCTTTACGACAATTTGCTTCGTGTGTGCTTGTCGACACAGACGACACTCTCGACAGTATCTTCTCAAGTGATATGGCCATTGGAAAATACGTTGCTCAACGTGCCGGAATCGGTATTAACGCAGGAAGAATTAGAGGAATTGGTTCAAGGATTAGAGGAGGCGAAGTCCAGCATACGGGCGTCATCCCATTCCTTAAAAAATTTGAATCAACTGTTAGATGTTGCACCCAAAACGGAGTAAGGGGAGGAAGTGCAACAGTTCATTTCCCTATCTGGCACCAAGAGATACAAGACATTCTTGTACTCAAGAACAACAAGGGTACAGAAGATAACAGAGTCAGAAAGTTAGATTATTCTATTCAGTTATCAGAGTTATTCTATAAGAGATTTTTAAAGAATGACGACATCACATTGTTCTCACCCCATGAAGCTCCTGGGCTCTATGAAGCATTCGGAACACCCGAGTTCGATGAACTCTATGAGAAATACGAACGTGCTACATCCGTCAATAAGATTAAGGTGAGTGCAAGGGAACTAATTACTGATTTGTTAAAAGAAAGAGCAGAGACTGGTAGAATCTATATTATGAATATAGACCACTGTAATACACATAGTAGTTTTAAAGACAAAGTTAACATGAGTAACTTATGTCAAGAGATTACACTACCGACAGACCCAATCCAACATATTGATGGTAAGGGTGAAATCGCATTGTGTATACTGAGTGCTATTAATGTGGGAATTGTAAAATCGGACGAAATGGAGAACTTGTGTGACCTCGCAGTGAGAGGACTTGAAGAACTGATAGACCACCAAGAGTATCCAGTAGAAGCAGCTCGAGCATCTACTATCGCCCGTAGGTCATTGGGGATTGGTTATATTGGACTTGCACACTTCCTTGCGAAGAACAAAGTCAAGTATGGCGACCCCGATGCACTTAAATTAGTACACGAACTTACAGAGTCATTCCAATACTATTTACTCAAAGCATCCAACACTATTGCAAAAGAGAAAGGTGCTTGTTTAGGTTTTGGTGGGACAAAGTATTCAGATGGTATTCTACCCATCGACACTTACAAAAAGGAAGTTGATGAATTGACACCAAATGTGTTAAACCATGATTGGGAAACATTGAGGGGTGACATCAAAGAATATGGTCTTAGACACTCTACACTAACTGCACAGATGCCAAGTGAATCATCAAGTGTTGTATCAAATGCAACAAATGGTGTAGAACCACCTAGAGATTATCTGAGTGTTAAGAAGAGTAAAAAGGGTACATTGAAACAAGTGGTACCACAATATACACACTTAAAGAATTCTTATACATTACTATGGGATATGCCAGATAACACTGGATATATAAATATCGTAGCAGTGATGCAGAAATTCTTTGACCAAGGTATTAGTGGTAACTGGTCATACAACCCCGAGAACTACCCTAACAATGAAGTTCCTGTATCAGTAATGGCGAGGGATTTTCTAACCACATACAAGTATGGTTGGAAGACATCCTATTATCAAAACACTATGGATGGTAAGACTGAAGACGTTGTCACAGACGAACCATTGCAACAAACGAATTATGAGGGAGATGATGAAGACTGCGAAGCATGTGCGATATAGAAGTAATCGTCAATATGTGTCTGATGAAGATAAGACAGTAAGAATTAGGTCACTTGAACATGAAGGTGACGGAAAATACGTTTTTGGTCACACCAATGAAGAGACCATGTCATTCATTGAGAATAGATATCTGATTCTTAGAGATTTTATACCACAAGATATCATTGATATGACAATGGACACGTGGAAGACTATCGAAGGACAAGAAGACTCAGTACTCAAAAGAGAAGGCGACATCATATTTGAGTCACCTACAACATCACTGGGTAAGTCAGTTGCTGCTTACTCATTTCCGCCTGCAGTAGCATTGCATAGATGGTTATGGGAGAACCTAAAACCAGTATTAGATTTCGATTTAAAAGAAACCTATGCATACAGTAGAAAGTATGAACGAGGTGCATATCTAAAATCACACATGGATAGACCATCATGTGAGATTAGTGCTACTCTTTGTTTGGACTATTCATCCGATGATGGGACACCATGGTCAATATGGATTCAGAATGATAAGAACTATCTTGGAGAGGAGATGGGTCATGAAGAGATGTTTGAGTTAACACAAGCACCACGTCATAAAGACAGGACTGGTACAAAGGTTATACTACATCCAGGCGATGTCATGTTATATCAAGGGCCAAATTGTCCTCATTGGAGAGATTATTTTGTAGGAGAATACTCATACCACATGTTTTTACATTTTATAAGACATCCAGGCCCAATTGATGAAATACCAAATTCTACAGAAGTGATTGCTCCTGGCCAATATTGTGCTTCACATAACAATCTTCAATGGGATGGAAGAGAAGACAGATACGGTGGTGAGGGTGACAATAAAGACAACCTAGCATTCGAAAGAGCAAACAAAGCATGGCACAATGCATCACCCGAAGAAAGAGTGTTATGGTCGAATCGGTATGATTACGTGAGAGCAGAAGAGAAGGAAAGGAAAAGGAAAAAATGACAGTATTTAACAAGAACAACATAGACTTTACCAAAGAGAAATTATTCTTTGGTGAACCACTAAACACACAAAGATTTGATGAGTTCAAATATCCCATATTTGATAAACTCACACAGACACAACTAGGATTCTTTTGGAGACCCGAAGAGGTATCACTACAGAAAGATAGGAGTGATTACAATTCACTGAATGATGCACAGAAGCACATCTTCACATCCAATCTAAGATACCAAACACTATTGGATAGTGTACAAGGACGTGCTCCATCAATTGCATTCCTACCATTTGTGACATTACCCGAGTTAGAATCTTGTATCATTACATGGGACTTTATGGAGACCATACATTCACGTTCCTACACTCATATTATAAAGAATGTTTATAGTAACCCAAGTGATATCTTTGACACTATCTTAGATGAACCTGCTATTGTTGCACGTGCTGAGTCAGTAACTAAGAAATACGATGAGTTTATTGAATTAGGTAGACGTAGACTACTAGGTCTTAAAGTAGATGATTACGATTTATATAAGGCACTATACCTTGCACTTATAAGTGTAAACATTCTAGAGGGGATTAGATTCTTTGTATCATTTGCATGTTCATTTGCATTCGGTGAGTTGAAACTCATGGAAGGAAGTGCAAAGATTATATCTCTAATCGCAAGAGATGAATCACAACATCTTGCAGTGTCGCAACACATACTCAAAGCATATAAGAATCAAGAGAATGATAAACTTATGATTCAAGTGATGAAGGATTGTGAATCTGAAGTGTACACTATGTATGAGGATGCAGTCGCACAAGAGAAAGACTGGGCAGATTTCCTATTCCAACATGGGTCAATGATTGGTTTGAGTACTCAATTGTTAGGAAACTATGTTGAATTTACTGCTAATAAGAGATTACGTGCAATTGGACTGAACCCTATATATGATATCAGTTCAACGAACAATCCACTACCATGGACATCACATTGGTTCAACAGTAGAGGATTGCAGAATGCACCACAAGAGACAGAAATAGAGTCGTATGTCATCGGTGGTATTACACAAGATGTAGACGACTCAACTTTTGAGGACTTTAAACTATGATTGAAATATTCGGAAAAACAATGTGTCCATTCTGTGATAAAGCAAAGTCTTTATGTGAACAGAAAGGACTAGAATACACTTACAAACAGTTGGGTACTGATTTCACTAGAGAAGAACTCTTTGAAGAGTTTCCAACTGCACGAACATTCCCACAAATCAGAGTGGATGGTGATGCAATAGGTGGGTATGACCAACTTGCAGAATATGTAAAACACGGAGACGTTTGGGAAGACTAATGGGACAAGCAAACGAGTACTACCTATATCTACCCAAACCAAGTGACCAAGATGTCATATGTGAGAGGTGGAAACACCTCTTTGGGATGATTGATAGGGAGTATCAAACTGTACGTGTGTACACTGCTGGACTCGAATTTCATACAGATGAAGCGAAACACAAACTACCATATGCTGTCTATAATGACAAAAAGATGTCATTTGAGTCTCTTTATGAGAAAATTATGGTGAAAAGTGAGAAAGATAAAACAGGATGGAGACCAAATTATGACAATTAACCTTGACAATGGCCACAACTTTTTAGTATCATGTAACAGTTGTAAGAGTGAATTCGAATGCTTTTATGATATGGATGAGAACCACTATACTATAGCACATTGTGTGTTCTGTGGTTCCGAGATAAGTGAAGATGAGGTTGAAAGAATTGATGACGAAGATATGGTTTGACAATATAGACGTGACCTTTAAAGGTCAAATTGCAGAGAAGAAACGAATCTCTAAATTTGTCCGTTCCACAATACATTACTTTATGCCACGTCTCAGACGTGAAGTTGAAATCCAAATATCATTTACTAAATCTATACCCGATGCACTAGGATATTGTCTTGGTGATAAAAACTTCATTGATATAGAAATCAGTAAAACCAACCCAATGACTGGAAAACCGCAATCAATGTCACAGATGATGATGACACTTGCACATGAACTAGTCCATGCTAAACAGTTCTTACGTGGTGATTTAACACCATCTTTGGTGAACTACAAAGGTAAGAAATACAAGTTTACACCCTATTCCCGTCAACCTTGGGAACGTGAAGCATACAAGAAAGAAGATATGATATATGACCTGTTTTGGTTAAAATAGACTTGACAATGGCCATATAAATCGAGTATACTATACGTATGGAAAATAGAAAAGTAAAGAGAATCTTCATCGACATGGATGGAGTACTAGCGGATTTCAACACTGGAGTTGAAACATTGACAGGGAGAGAATTCCCTAACACCGACCAAGGTCATAACGATTATGACGAAAGGAAGGAAGAGTTAACGAACAAGAGATTGTTCAGAATGTTACCACCTATGCCAGATATGTATGATTTGGTAGGATATGTAAGACACACTGGATTGCCATGGGAAATCCTAACTGCAGCTGGTGTCGTCAACAGAGAGTTGGTAGTGTTCGATAAGAACGAATGGATTAAGGAACATGTGAGTCCTACAGTGGTAGTCACTTGCACTATGACTGGTAGTCAGAAAGGTATGTTTGCAATCAAAGGAAGTGTCCTTATTGATGACAGAAAACAGAACCTTGATGCATGGGAAGCACACGGTGGTATCGGTATTCTACACACTAGTGCGGAAGACACCATCAACCAACTAAAAGAACTTAGAAAAACCGACTAGTTTCTAAGTCACTAAATATAAGAACAACCCAGCGGAGATTCCAAAGGGTTGTTTCTTATATCTTATATTATGGAAAGGTCAATTATGTGGGAAAAATTTAAACTATGGGTGAAGATGATTCTTTCGCCCCTCTATGAAATCACCGTATATCGACAGTCAGAACAGACTGGTCAGATGTACAAATCACAATACGTTGCACGTAAAATCTTCGTGCAGAAAGAAAAACATCTTAAGTTTAGAGACTTCGATACTAAAAAGACAGTAGAGATACGGTCAGCGGGCGGACTCGACTATAAGATAGAGGAGAAATGATATGAATCAATTTTTCATTGGTATCATTATCGTACTCAGTCTCGGTGGTTATTATCTATATCAACAGAATGAAGTCTTGGTAAAGAATAACGCTGCTCTTGAGGTTGCGGTAAAGGAACAACAAGATGCGATTGCATCAATTAAGGAGAACTTCGAAAGACAATCACAAGCACTATCGAATCTCACTAGACAAAACGCACAGATTGAGGCGGATAAGGCACAATACCTTTCAATCTTAAGTAAACATAACTTCGAAAAACTATCCGTTGCAAAGCCAGGGTTGATGGAACTAAGATTCAACAAAGGTACCGAAGAAGTAATTAGGGGGATAGAAGATGATTCAAAAGCAATTAGTAATCTTGAGTCTACTAGTTCTAACGACTAGTTGTTCATTACTTCCACAGAGGGAAGTGCAAATAGTATCTAAACCTGTAGAGATAGATATTATACAACCAACACTACCAAGACCACTTGAACTTGGAGTTCCTAAATGGTACGTAGTGTCAGAAGCACGTATAACAAATCCATGTAAAAGAACATTATCATTTGAACCTAAGAGATTCAATGACGAAGGTGTAGAACAACTTAAAAGACCAAAGACATGTGATTTACTCGAAAGAGAGAATCCCGATTGGCCAGTAGGATACACATACTTAGATAGGTTCTTGGATGAGATGAAAGCACAGAACAGTGGTGATGTGGTTTTTGTTGCATCTACAGTAGGTGATTACAAAGTCATGATACAGAACAATCAAGAGATTAAGAGATACATCAAACAACTCGGTGAAGTGATTGTAGTGTATCGTAATGTAACCATGAAAGATGGTTCACAGGGAGTAGTAGCAGAGGTGCAATCTAAGTGACCCATCAACCCCAAAAGGCATCAATCTTCCCAGTCTTTCCAGTTTACATGTTGCATGGAGAATTGGAAGCAAATCATCACGAGATAGCAGAATCGTGTAGAAGAGCAGTCGCTAAGGTCAAGAGAAGACACAAGGGGAATACTGCAATGGATTACACCACATACTTTGATGGTGATATCCGTGAAGAGATGCAAAAAGAGTCGTGGTTTATAGACATGACAAACAAACTTAAAGACACCTACATTGATTATATAAATGCCACATACGGATGTAGAGTGTCACATTTGACAAGACATGATGTACATTTCTTCTGTTGGGTCAACGTCTACAATAAAGCACATCACCATGAAATGCATAACCATGTCAATTCATATGTGAGTGGTACTTACTATGTTAAGACGGATAGTGACTCACAACCAATCAAATTTGTATCACCAAATGCAATGATGGATTTTGGGTTACAAACAGTTGCTCATCCACAACCACCAAAAAATTACATGCCACAAAACACAGGTATTCTTGGGAGTGGGATGCATGAATCTGAAATTATGTTTCACCCACAATGTGGTGAGTTTTTGATGTGGCCCTCAGCAATGTTCCACTCAGTACCACCCATCACAGATTTTAATGAATTACCCGATAACTATGAGAGAATTTCTATCTCATTTAATTTAGACCACGCTAGAGAGAATTTGGAAGACAAGGAAATTGGTGACCAATTTCACTATGGCACAGTACATAAGGAGGAAGACCCATGGGACAACCGTTCTCAATAGACAAGATGTTTCGTCCATCACCACAATGGAACGTTCAATACGATAAACAAAACCAAGTCATCACGATTGATGATTTTTACGAAGACCCCGATACAATCTATGATTGGTTGACAAATGCGGACTATCCTCTATGGAAATACAGTGAAGAGATAGAAACACTTAATGGTAAAGTGTACAATGATTGTAGAAACACATTAGCAATCTCACATCCAACAAGAATGTGGGAGATGAACATAGAAAGACTCAGTCAAATATGTGGTAATGTATGGTGGAGAAAAGGATACGAAACTGCACAAGCATTCGAATGGAATATATTTCAAACCATTGAGTGTTTTGATAATAAGATGCAACACTATCCACACGTTGATTCGCCATTGACTCAATCAGATGAATCATCTACCATCAATGTGTTATGGTATATGGACAAAGAAGAAAGTGGTGGGACTGCAATATACAATGGTGAGTGGATTACTAACGATGAGAGACACAGTCTCCTATTCCCAGTAGAAGACCAATTTGAGGTAGCACACATGATTCCTGCTAAGTTCAATAGATGTGTCATGTTCCCTGGCAATAGATTGCATGGAGCATGGATTGATGACTACACTAAATACAGTGGAGATAAATGGAGAATGAGTCAAGTACAATTTCTCCTACCACGTAATAGTAACAGATAATTTAAAGGTAAAGAAAATGTCAGAAGAATTTGTAGAAGCACAAAATTTAAACTCTTCATTCCTATACATAGGACATGGAGTTATCGACCCCGATATATGTGAGGAGTTCATCAAGATGTGGGAACTTGCAGAGTACACAGAAATCACACATCCAAATGAAAAGAACCCTAACGTAGTCGAATGTGTTAATGAGGAAGAGAACGATAGACTGAAGTATGTTGACCATATGAACAGGGATATCTATTCTATCGGTGAGAGCAATCCACACTTCGAAATGATTGAGGAAGTGATTAGACCATTACTACCACTTACACATGATTTAGATGAAATCACATATATGAGTATTATTGGTTACCCTGCTAATACTGCTATGCCGATGCATCAAGACGATGCAGATAGTGCTGATACAGCAACACTCGTAGTACCATTGAATGACAATTTTAGAGGTGGTGATTTCGTAATTGATGACCACCAAATCAAACCATATACTGGTAGTATGATTGTGTTCAATAATTGTGTGAATAGATTCCATGGTGTTAACCCTGTAATCATGGGTGAGAGATTCTCATTATGTGTATGGTTCACCAATCCCGAACAAGAAGCAGAACACGGTGGAACAGAAATGCCAACAGGATATGTCAGTATGGATGAAGATTCCGATAGACTGCCTGAGACAAATGCAGACCGTATTGCTCGATTAGAGGAAGAATCTACAGAACAAGAGGGTAGAAAGAAGTTTAATAGCGTCATTATAAATGACTAACACGTATCCATGTAGTGTGTGCGGAGTATCCATCAATCATGAGGATATAAAGTATCACACTATGGACACTAGACATGTGTTTTGCGGTGCAGAATGCAGTCTAAAATATCATGAGGAGAAAAGGAATGCCACCAGTTAAATTCGGCAAATCACAAACCATCAAAGATAGGAATACAGGTAAATCTACCATCAAACACGAGTACATGAAAAATCAGAGTACTTCAGACTTGATTGAGAAATACAACAATTCCAACACAACAGGAAGACTCAAACAAAAGATAAAGAATGAGTTAGTCCGTAGAATGGGAAGGGGCGGTAAGAAGATTGAATTCGTCCCCAAACCTGTTGCACTTTGATATCAAAGGAACAACTCAAACATTATAACAAATGGGGGTGGGTACATCTACCCTCTGTTATACCCTCTGATTTGCTGTCTCTCGCACGTAAGGAAGGACTCGCACTCAGACAATGGATGCTGGACAATAACATGAAAGGAAAACCATGTTATTATGGGCCAGAGGTACACTGGGACGGAATAGCATGTGCTATGATGTACGAACAGAAACTAGAGAAATGTTACAAGGCACCTTTTATGAGAGAGATTGCAATCACACTACTAGGAACAGATTTACCACATCTGTTCAATGACCAAATGGTCTATAAGATGGGTAAGGGAATCGATGATGATTTCTCATTTGAACCCCATTACGATAATCAATATGGGAGTAATGCTAATAACGCAATACATACTGTAAACTGTTCATGGATATTAGATGACATGAACTTTAGAAACGGTGGACTTCAAGTCAAAGACACTAAACTGAATTATCAGTTTAACGCTGGAGACATTGTCGCCATCAAAGGTGATACATATCACGAGAGTACACCAAACATGACAGATGAACCAAGAGGTCTATATGCATGTGTGTACACCGAAAAACCCATGAAGATGGATGCATTCTATAATGGGATTTTCGACAAGGGGCTATAGCTCAGTAGGGAGAGCGACTGGTTTGCAACCAGTAGGTCGTGGGTTCGATTCCCTCTAGCTCCACCACGTTTAGAATAGGAAGAGTACAATGTTGTACGTAGATTATATGTTTGAAGTGAATGAGAATGGTATATGTTTCACCGACAAACATAAGGATGAAATGTTAACCACGGAACAAACAAAACTGGTGGTAGGTGAAACACTCACTGTTCAGTTGGATGAGTTTGGACGTATATGCTTAGTGAGGCAACATGTTAAAGGAAATGAAGGAAACTTTTACAGTAAATAAAATCTACCAATCGAGATGGGTGTGGTATCACACCATATTAGCTGCAGAGATATTCCTAACCAATATATTATTGATTGCGATATTGGTCAAACTCTAATCGCCTATATAATAATGTTACAATATTGTAACATAACTGAAACACTTATGACACAAGACTAAGTACCTATATGGGAAGTGCAGATGTCGGATAGTTTCAAACATAACAGGAGACGAAAATGCATTATTACGCATCATGGTCTGCCTCGTATCTTAGGACACAAGCAGACAAATTTAATGATTTTATGAAATGCGGTAGACTCAGTAGAGTTATCAACAATTCATTCAAATAACCACTTGACGGTTGTCCCATATCCATTGTATAATAATATAAGGAATATGGGACTACCTATATAAAAGAACGAAATATATTATTTTTTACAGGAGAAATACATAATGGCAATTCAAATTATCACCTCGAAAATTGGTGATTCTTGCACAACTGAGGACATCAATAGATTGCACCTCGAAATGTCACGTAAGAGAATCTTTACGATGACTGCACCAAACCAAATCATCAACCTTCATTGTCTTACGGACGATGCTACGGGTTTACATGAAGATATCAAAGTAATCGATTACGTAGAGAATGAGTCCATCACGGATGTTCGATTCAATATGTTACAATTCATGGATACCACGAACGGATTCGACCCACATGATAAAATCGTTCTATGGGATGCAATGTTACATCCACTTGACTTATGTCAGACTAGGGTAATTGCTGGATTCCCACCTGCTGGTGACCATAGAGAAGCACTAGACTTCATCCCCGATATGGACTTGGAACTTGGTATGAAAATCAAGAACGAGATGCTTCCGTTTTTACAACTTGTGACCAAGTGGTGGAATACAGAAGAATTAGGATATGAGGACTGGTACGTATCATTCAATGGTAGTGACTGTTCGCATCTTTGTCGTAAATTTGAAGAAGACCCAGTAGCAGCACAATCCACATCATTCGCAGAGTTCCTATCAACAAACTTCAAAGGAGTATTGTTACCAACAGAACCAGGCGCATTCTCACCCTATTACGTAGGGAATAAAGAAAAGACCGATGAGTTAAATACTCAGTGGGAAACCAATGTAAGACCATACTTCCCCGATGCATGGACAGGACATGGTGGTGAAGAAGAAGCACCATTCCTCGAATGGAATCATGAGTATAGGGATGTAACAAAACAGGTCAAATTCTTATACCTCGACAATACAGAAAACAAAATGAATCCAAAAGATGACTGGTATCTTTTGTTGTGGTTCCTGTAAACTACACTAATACATCACACGATGTCGTGCAAGGGTTCCTCTCTATAGAGGAATCCGAACACATTGCTAGGGTATTGAAACGTTCAGAAAGAGACGTACTCAGACTACCCAATCCCGAATGGAACGATTCCAACTACCCACCTCTAACAAAACAACACGTAGTCTATAATTGGTTAACCCATCCCGACATCCGTCCGTTGAATATACCACAACGACTGCTCGGTCTTGACCTATTCAAAGATATCAACAATCTCACACTTCAATGTTGGGGTAACATATTACGACAGGGTGAACACATCACTCCACACCAACATCACGAAGAAGACACAGAACCCCTATCCGACTTTCACAAAGATACCACACCACAGGAACGAGCCAAAACGCAACTCGTCCCAATGGTCGCAACCAATATATTCCTAGACGGAGTAGAACCCTCATACACACATTACGAAGATACAAAACAAACGTTAAACATTAAGGGAGACTTACACATAGTAGGTGCATACCACAGACACGAAGTCAAGACGAACGTATACCGTACACCACGCTACTCGCTGGCCATGGATATCTATTTCAGAGATTACACCAAAGGATGGGATACGATAGAGAAAGGATTCAGTAACACTAAGAGGTTTGTTGACGTTTCCCGAAGTAACGTCTAATCGTAAAGACTCGCATATACGCTACTATTGTCATGAACGCAGTAATGGTAGTACCGATAGTAAACGCAGAAGTCATCCCTATAACATCAATACAGATAAACAATCCGATTAGATTCAGAGGATAGTTAATGAGCAGTCCAGTAAAGACTGTAGTAAAGGTTTCTTTGTGATATCTTCGAGTTTCTTTGTTCATACCTTAGTATAACACGCTGAGATGCCTTTGTATAGGGGGTTTCGAATATAATGTCTGAGAGCGAAATGGGAGGATGAATATAATGTGTGTAGTAGTGTGCAGTAGTGTGTAATTATATTCGTATTTGAGATGGATGGGAGAATGTGGAATAAAGTGGGTTTTGGTGGTGCTGTTCGGGGATACAAAACCTATTTTTAGCGGAGAGTCAAGCATGAGAGCATGTTGACAGCACCTCAGAAACGTGATAAGGCAAGGCGATAGGGGTTGACAATGCCCCTCACTTTCTTATATACTGTATTCATCAACTAGGGAGATACATACATGATTAAGTACATAGACATCAATGACTACCAAGGTTCTATACCTAACCTACATGAAATGGTTGAATTCGAGAAGGGCAGTGACCCTATCGAAGACGGTATTGTCCTCTATGGGTTTGATGAGATTGGTATGGGTGGTTTCAAAGACCCTCAACACGCCTTTGTTCCCTTCTTTATGTGTGAGTTAGGGCAATAGTCGGGAAACCCTTATGGGCAAGGCGTCTCAGAGGCGCCATAAAACTTGACAATGGCCATCACTTTTTTGTATAATGGCTACATGATAAAGAAACTAAGAACTAACGGTCTGCTCGATGCGGACTTCCTTCAACCCCTACTGTGTCTTGCAGTGATGATAATCCTAGGAGAAGTGTTATGATAAAGAAAAATGGTCACGGACTCATCGGTACTCACATCGCAACAGGTATGGGAGTGGAGATTAATCTAACCAAACAGGAGATGCTTCTTGCATGTGCGAAGGTTGAGATTAATGAGTCGTGGGAGAAAGCCATGGACATGGTCAAAGCACGTCTCGGTATCGAAGTCATCGGTCAGATAGAAATTGAACAAATAGTCATAAATGGGGTTGCAAAGACCTTCCATTAATGGTATAATTACTGTGTAACAGGGAAAAAAGAAGTTAATCTGAGAGTTATTCTTTTATTATGTACCTATGTGAAGTCTCAGAGGGTCATGTCCGAACATGCATAGCGGGATGAGAAGCCCGCTGCTCTACAACGCAATAGCTGTAGGGCTCTCAGAGCGCCTTAAATGGCGATAGGAGAAGTACATTCTGTGACTCTCTGAACCCCTGAGCTGCTCTCTAAGCGATTGCGTGTGTAGGGGACTATGAAACGCCTTAGTGGCGCTCACAGGCTAACGCAAAACAGTGCTGTGGGACTCCTAGAGAGATTCGAAGTCGGGTCATGCGCCCCACTAGATTTACTTTAAGGGTTTTCTAACACTTCAGAGAAAAAAATTCTCTGGCCAAAAATAAAGACTGGGAGGTTTTTCATGAAAATTACTGGAACACACATTGGAATATTCGTTATTCTTACCTACTTCGTATTACAATCTACACTCGTAGAAGCAAATGACCAACTCAGACCCGATGATAATAGGTTTGGAGACGTAAGAATACAGGAGAGTGTCTATCAAGGTACTGTTGTATCTGTATATTCTGTTAAGATTAAGAAGGATGAAGAGAAAATCTCTCTCTATGGTGGTCTCCTAGGCGGTTATCTAGCACGTGAGAGTATGAAAGGTAAGGGTGAGTCAGAGGAAGTCCTTGGTACACTCGCAGGCGGACTCGTAGGGTCTAAGATTGGACGTGAGGTAAATAAATCTCGCAACACCGTGGATGGTATACAGTTAATCATTGATGTGCCAGGCGTAGGTGTCAAGTCTATTATACAACAAAAGACTTCTGCATTTAATTTTAGTAGTGGTGATTCAGTTTATCTAGTCGGCACTCGAAATAATCTACGTGTATTGAAAAAAAACCCCTAGACGTAGTAGGGTATACCATGTATAATGGTATTATATTAACCGAAACTGGTTTTATTGTACTGGTGATAACTAAAGCACCGTTTTAATAAATCAGATTCAAACTTAGGAGACGTATATGTCTTATATTAGTACAAGTGATGGTCTCGATACTTTAAAATCGACCTTGGAATCCTTAAACCAATCAAAAGAGGGGAGTGCCTTTTCCGAGAAAGGCGAAATAGAGGTTTCGTTTGGTAATACCTACGTCAGTTCTCTGTTTGTTTTAGGTAACCGTTCCTATCAAAGGGAAAAGGTTGCATCTATACCTTTTAAACAGGGTATACTTCAGACTGTTTTGGAGAATGCCTTTAAGAGGATTCCTCAAATACACATTCTAGTCAAGTTTGATGAGGATGGTAAGGTCACAGCACTTGAGTTGATGGATGGCCAACAGCGTTTCTCCAGTCTACTCGACTTTGTCAACAATGAATTTCCACTCGCATCGTCTTTGACCGTTCGTGGTGTGAGATTAGGTGGTCTATACTTTAATCAGTTAGACGTTGACACACAACAGTTTATATTAAACCACTCAGTTGACGCTGTGTGGTATATGAATCTTAATTCTGCAGAAATCTCAGATATGTTTGTTGATGTATTGAACAATACGAACGATATGAAACCACAAGAGAAGCGTAATGCATACCTAGGTGAGTTCCCCGAATACGTAAGGGATACCTCTAGGACTACGCCTAAGGGGTTACCACAGACGTTCAAGTTCAATCCTTTGTTCGAACGTGTCATTGACTCTAAAGGTAAGGAGACGTTGAAACACTTCTCTAAGAACTTTAAACTCAATGCAAGAATGGAAGTAGACCAGTGGGTCTCGCAACTTGCATACCTATCTTACTCTGCCCATGACTGGACGGATGGTATCTCGCAACAAGGACACTCTAAGTGGGTCAAAGAAATGACCACTGGTACAGGTGCATACGCAGAGTCGTTCACCGATAAGAAGTTTATGGACAAGTTATTGTCTGTGACTAAGGAACTGGTACAGAGTGTACCTAGTGCAAAGAGAAATCGTTTGACACCTGCTTTTACTCACATACTTGCGTTGTATTACATGAACCTCACAGGGAGATTAAATTCAAAGGCAAGTGTTACCAAATCCGTCTTTGCAAATAAGTTTATTAGTGTGTTGGAAGAATGGAATGACAAGGACAAGGCACTCTTCAGAGACGAGTCTACCTATAACGGTAATCCTATGCCGCCTGCACTTGAACTCTTTGGTGGTTACAACAAGAATGCAATCATGACGATTAAATCTATTCTTGATAAGTACGACCCACTTGAGTATGGTGTGACCTTTACAGACGATGCATCCTTTCCAAAGGAGTGGATAGTCAAGAAACTAGAGGAACAGGGTGGGACTGATTATTACACTGGTCTACCTTTAGACATAGATAATGCAGAGGGTGACCACTATACTGCAAAGTCAGCAGGAGGTAAGACTGAATACTCTAACCTCGTAGTGTGTTCCCGAAGTGTTAACAGACAAAAATCAAACATGAGTGCAAAAGCATTCATCGAATATTGTGAACAATTTAAACTGGAGAAGTAATTATGGAAGTTATGACCTACACCAAAAAAGCAACACTCGAACGTCTTGAACGACAATCCGCTGGAGAGACAATTGAAAAACTTGTCAATCGAATTACAAACTGGCACTACGATAGGAATCTTATTGATGGTGCTACGGATAAAGACCAGTTAGCAAAACTCATTCAAGAGATGGGTGAACTAAGTGATAATATTTGTAAAGGTAAGGACGTTGCAGATGACATTGGTGACATCATGGTAGTGTTAATTAATATTGCCGAACGTAATGGTTTATCGTTACGTCATTGTCTTGAGGTTGCATACTCTGATATTAAAGACCGTAAAGGTAAAATGGTTGATGGTATTTTTGTAAAAGAGTCAGATGCAGAATAGTAATTTAATAAGTCAACGTTGGAATCCGCCTGCTGATTGGATTAGTGAGGCGGGTTTAAACACCCACTGGTTTGGGTTAATTGATTTAATTACTGCACTCAAACATCAAGGTGTAACGAATGCATCTATGATTGAGATAGGAACTAATCGTGGTGAGAGTACAGCACTCTTTGCCATGAGTGGTTTATTTAAACAGATAACAACAATCGATATTGCATTTAAAGAACCTGCATACGATACAACTATTTTTAATAATATTAAATACTTAAGAGGTGACAGTAAAACCGTACATAGTATTTTTTATAATAATTCAATAGATTTTATTTATATTGATGGTGACCATTCTTATGAAGGTGTCAAAGCAGATATAAATAATTACTTTAACAAACTTAAAAAAGATACTATATCTTTTATTGGTGGTCATGATTATACAAATGAATGGCCTGGCGTTGTCTCCGCTATTGACGAGGCGTTTCCCGAAAAGACGAAACAGAAATTTAGTGACGGTTCTTTTCTTATTAAAATATAACTAGGAGAATATTATGAAATTTAATATACCAAACCCTAACGTTGTATCAATTGGAGGTTCACAAAATGAAGAACCGCAATCGACACAATATCAAGAACCCAAGATTGTTAATGAAGTTGAGTCAACTGGACAAATGGCAGAAGAACAAAGACCGTCTGAACCACCCGCCAGAGTTAGAGATATCGAAATCATTAATAACGTTTTTTCGCCAGAGTGGTGTGATGAACTTGTTTCGTACATGGAGAAGCATCCATCAATCGGACAAGGAAGTGTCGGATACCAACAAGGACAAGAAGAACGAGGTCAAATCAACGAAGAAATAAGAAACTGTACAACTGCTTGGATGGAAGTGTCATGTGATTATTCTAATCAAATGTTTAATGAAGTGTTACACCAAATGAAAATGACAAACATGTATACCTTTGGATTTGATTTGGAAAACATTGAAATTCCACAGTACACTCGTTACGATTATGTTAGTGGTGGTGCTGACCAACACTATAACTGGCACATTGATTCATACCTAGGTGGTATGGGTACACGTCATGACCGCAAACTCAGTGCAAGTATTCAGTTAACAGACCCTAGTAAATATGAAGGTGGGAACTTGTTAGTTGGTGATGATGCTCGTATGGCACAAGACCCACACATGACAGAGGCAATGAGACAACAGGGAACAGTAATATTCTTCCCATCATTCCTTAGACATTGTGTTACACCTGTTACTAGAGGTTCACGTAGTTCACTAGTAGTATGGGGTGTTGGCCCAGACTGGAGATAAGACGATGGTTGAATTCAACGAAGAAGAACTTCAGAATTCAAAACGAATATTTAAAAGTGCAACCCCTAAGTATACTCTTGATTGGTATGTGAAGTGGGTTGCATCTGCTTTTGTTTTAGTTGCAATGTCAATCCGTGGAATACCCGAATTACAAATGTATGATTTGAGTCTTTCCATTGTTGGTATTTTTCTATGGTTAATAGTTTCAGTGCTTTGGAAAGATAGGGCATTGATTTTATTAAATGGAGTGGGCCTTTTGTTCCTTATAAATAATCTAACAAGAGCAATGCTAGGAGTTTGATTATGGAACTATTGACAACTATCTTTACACTACCATGGACAATTATGTCTGTGTTAGTCAATCTCTTTGTATGGTCATCCATCGTAGTACTCGCTGGTAGACATATCGAAGAATATTTTAAGGAGAAATAAAAATGGGAACAGAATTAATACTTGTACACATAGTGTTTATTGCATCATGTGTGTTCTTCAGTTACAAAAGTGGCGAACACAGTGGTAGACAGAAAATGTTACAAGACCTACTAGACTCAGAAGTTTTAACAATTGAACGTTTAGAAGCACTTTACGGAAGTGACCTAGACAAATAACAACAGGATTAATAATGAAAAAAATACTTGGAATTAATATTTCACACGATGCCGCCGTTGGTACCGTGGAAGGGACTAAGGTAACTGGTTCGTTTGATGAGGCAAGATACCGCAGAGATAAGTACTGGTGTCCCGATTTCGACCCCGACAATGATGAGACGTGTCTGTTCGACAGCATAGATGTTCGTGCTGGAGATGTCCATGACTGGGATGAAATTATATTCGCCTCTTTTGATAGACGAAATTGTGCTGTTACAATCACCCCCGATACAAAACACCCTTCCAACAAACACTCTATTCAATTAGATAGATTGAAGACAAGAGAATTTTTGCAAGACTTACAAGCGTCTCCATTAGGTGAATCACGTCTAGAAGAGTTGCAAGAGAAGTGGGGTAAAAAAGCAATTGACTTTAGACATGAAAACGAAAATGCAGATGATGATGTCATCGACCAAATTCGTAAACATCAACTTGATAATCGTGCTTGTTACTTTGTAAGAGAACATCATCACCTGTATCATGCATATAATGGATATGCTCTATCACCTTTCTTTGATAAAGGTAAAGGTGCTATCACTATAGTGTGGGATGGCGGTGGTGGTCAACCATTGTATGATGAATATCCAGGCTATCAAGAAATTGAATCAATTTATTATAGTGACCCATCAAGAATGGGTGAACTTAAATGGCAGAAATTATCTAACATTAGAATGATGGATGATTTGCAAACACAGTATTTCCCGAACGAGATGTCGCAGTCTACTTGGACTATAGAAGATAAGACAATCAACAAGAAGGAAGATAATTTTAATTCATCTCCAGTAGAGTATGTTCTCACATCTAAACCATCTAGTGGTATGAACTTTAGTAATATTAGTGCCGCTCTTGGAACAGATGAAGAAGGACGTGCTGCTGGTAAAGTTATGGGTATGGCATCGTACTCACCAGTAGATGCTACGTTTAACGTACACAACAAATATTCAGTTGCACAACTAGTTGAACGAACTTCGTTTGAGGAGTCATGTAAACTAATTGACAAAGCAATAGAGATGTTCCCGAAGTGTAAGAACATAGTGTTGAGTGGTGGGTATTCTTTGAACTGTACAAACAATTACAAGTACTTAGAAAAGTATCCCGACCATCAATTCTTTGTTGACCCTATCCCACATGATGGTGGTACAGCAACAGGTGCTGCTCTTTGGTTAGAAGAACACTTGAGACACGAACAGTTAGGATTAGTAACAAATGATGGATTGGGCGATACAACTGCCGATTTAGAAACAGTAATAGAGGATTAATTATGAAGACAGCAATTATTAGAGATTTAGATGAGGTCATCGACCTTATAGTCGGCAAGGCACAAATTGTCGCCATCTTCCAAGGTGAATCAGAATGGGGCCCACGTGCTCTAGGCAACAGGTCTATTATGTTTGACCCTAGACATCCCGAAGCAAAACAAATCGTCAACAACGTCAAGAGGCGTGAGTACTATCGACCTTTCGCTGGAAGCATCATGTTAGAACATGCTGAAGAGTATTTTGAGATGTTGCAGTTGCAAGAATCCCCATGGATGTCATTCGCTATCAAAGCAAAAGACAAAGCATACAAAGACATCCCAACACTAGTACACGCAGATGGTACATGTAGAATTCAAACTGTTACACGTGAACAGAACAAGAACTACTATGACCTTATTGAGAAGATGTATGAAGCGACTGGTGTACCAGTTATCTTTAACACTTCATTTAACTTAGGTGGTGAACCATTAGTTGAAACTATTGAAGATGCAATCAATACTTGTAACAAGTCAGAGATTAATTTTTTATATGTTCCCGAAGACGAAGATATACACATTCCGTATGAATCATTACATCATAAAAACATGAGTGAAATTATTAAGGCGAATAAGAGCGAGATAGCCTAAATATTTTAATGATTGAAGTAACGGATATTGCCATACAAAAACTTATCGAAAAACAAGTTGACAAAGTTAGACTTGGAGTTACTGGCGGTGGATGTAGCGGATACGAATATGTCTTTATCAGAGACGAATATAAAGACGGTGACCTAGAAATAGATTACGGTAAGTTTAAATTTTTGATAGATACAATGAGTCAACCATTTTTAAATGGAATGACATTAGATTATGAAAAACAAGGATTGAATGAAACGTTTACGTTTCAGAATCCTAATGAAGAAGCCAGTTGTGGTTGTGGAGTGAGTATTACATTTAATGAAGACATCATCAGCAAAAGCTAAAGGAAGAAAACTACAACAGTGGTTTGCAAAGTTAATGGTGGATACACTAGACCTTCATGAAGATGATTTAGAGTCTAGACCTATGGGTTCACAAGGGGAAGATATTATAATGGGACGTGAGTCACGAGAGAAGTTCCCATACAGTATTGAGTGCAAGAACCAAGAAGCAGTAAACGTATGGAAAGCATACGAACAAGCAGAAAGTAATTGTGGTAAGCACGAACCCCTAGTTGTGATTAAAAGAAATAGAAGTAAACCATTAGTGGTGATTGATGCTGAACACTTCGTTGCACTACATAAGAAAAAATCGGAAAAGATATTAGATGAAATCATTTAACGAAATAACAGAAGCAAGAGATGAGGATAATAAAAAACCATATCGTTTGGTAGTCCTTGTCGAGCGTCCTAAGAAAATTGCTCGGGATGGCACTTCTGCAAAACTAGTATCCAAGGCAGAAAAGTTAGGAATAGAATGCTACAACTGTAGAATTAATGGTGCTTACATTATCAGAGAAGACGATGGTAAGATTACAATTCATAACGAAGGCGATGACAAGGGTTTTGAATTAGACGAGGATACAATCGTTTTCATTCGTGGTGATGTCACTAAGAAAGATTCCTACATGGATTTGATTTCTCAGATAGAGAGATATGGTATCCCATGTAATAACACACGTGAGTGTATCGAAGTGTGTTGTGATAAGTTTAGAACTTATCTAAGATTACAAGAGATTGGTATGAACCAACCTAAGACTGTATTGATTCCAAACGATACACCCGAGGCAGTTGATGCTGCCCATGAAGCACTAGATAATAAATTCCCAATGGTACTTAAAACACTTAGTGGTTCAAAAGGTGTTGGTGTGCTATTGATTGAAACTGAAAGAAGTTTACAATCACAGATTAGTTTGATT